TCAAAAGCTTTTTCTAAATCTCCATCATACACGATATCTACTATTATTCTACCTAATCCTGCTTTAGTATATTTGCTTCTATCTATATATGGGGGCAATTTATTTATAAATGCACCTGCAATCTCTTCATATTCTATATCTGAAGCTTCTTGTCTAACTTGTTCTGAGGATTTATTTTGGAATTTAGCTATTCTTGCTACTGATTCTTCATCTCCACCAAATTCATCTGCAGTCATTTCTTTTAAATTTTTACCTGTAAAAGCTATTTTACTTTTTATTTTATTTCCATTACTATCCATATGTGTAACTGTAATCATCTCACCTTTATGGAGTTTATCCATTTGGTCTTGAGTAATTTCTATTCCTTCTTTTTTATCTTCTTTTGCTTCTTCTAGATTTTCATTTTGGTTTTGAAATTGATTACCTTTAAATATCTCGGCTTCTATATCTAGCATTTTAGCAGCTCTTTTAACATAAAATATAGCAGTACCAATATCACCTGCCACACTAAAAGGTAAATCTGTAGGTTCTGACATATTTGAAGGGTTAAATTTAAAAGGATAAATACTAAAAGCTCCTCCTCTTTTTGGATCAAATTCATATTCAAATGCGACTTTTCCATCTTTTGAAGGTCCCCGTTGTCTATATCTCATTCCAGGGAATTCTTTTATTGTGTCTCTTACTCTTTCTAATTCATCTAGGGTAACTAAGTAAGTACCAGTTCTACCTCCTTGAATTTCATTAAGTAATTCAGATAATTTATATTTGCCCATTTTTTTAAAATTAATTTATTATAAATATATATTTTTTAATTATTATCGTATTTTTTAACTAATTTTTTAACTAACTCTTTTCCTATTACTACTTCTTTAATTATTGCTTTAGCGGGAATCCCAGGTACAACAAAGTTTACATTTATTAAATCATCTATTTCCTTATTTTTGAATACTTTAACTTTAGTTCTAGCATTCGATCTATCTGATGTAGCAAATGCTACTGCAATAGGTAATCTTAATTTATCTGTTTGTCTAGCCATTGTTTTCTATTTTATTTCTTAATGCTTTTATATGTTTACAATTGCCTTGTGAACGCCAAGAACCAGGACAGCTACAAAAATATTTACCTGAATCAGAGTAATATTTGGTTTCATAAACATTATTGCTGCTACCACTAGCAAACGTTTCAATTACAGTTTCAGAACGTTTTTTCTTTGGTTTGGGTTTAATCCAATTTATATCGTCTAAAGTAGTATTAATATCTACTTCTTTCCAATATGGCATTAAATACTTTTTCCCATTTAATTTCATTAAAGTAGGAGCCATATAAGGATGTTCGTATTGGTATCTAAATTTTTTTACCCATATTGAGGGACCTAATCCTTTAGGATTATAACTAAAACCCTGTCCATCTGGTTTATAGATTATTCTAGTTCTATAATTACCATATTTATTTAGATTACTAAAACTCCAAAGTGCCATATTACTTATATTCGTTTACATTAACCCATTTATCAATCTCATTCTCATAAACCATATCATCTATGATAGGGTAAGCATCAATATCACCAGCAACAAGCATATCAGTACCATTGAGATCAATAACATACTCACCCATACCATGATATGAAATTAATTTAGCTTTTGCTTTGGATAATTCACCTTTTTGATCTAGCCAATCAATCATAAATTCATCTCCTACCCAAAAGTTTTCTATCTTTTTACTCATATTATCCAAAATAATTTTGATTATCCTGTACCCAGTCAGCAATCTTAGCTCCTGGGTATCTATTAGAGTAATCTGTAAAGACATCTATTTCTTTACCTCCTGAAAAAATGTTAAAAGTCTTATTGTTGCGAGTCTTAATCTCTAACCAACCATTTTTTATTCTTACTTCTTGTGAATACCTAAATGGACCTTCTTTTTGAATTCTTGATGGAAACATATAACCTTTATTTTTTTAATTATGGCTAAATATACGAATCCTATTTTAGGTAGCCAAATTTTTCCCCAATTACTTTTAAGCTAAATATTCTTTTCTAATTGAGTTTTTAGTGGGTTGTTTATCAACAGATAAGTACCAACACCACTCTACTAATTGATCTTTTTTAATTATATCTAATAATTCAGCATCAGTTAAGCTGTCAAAAACTTGTGAAGTTGTAAGTGGATCCATTTTTATTAAGTTATAGTTAAAGAAATTCCACCAGTAGCTCTTAAATTAGAACCACTAGCTGCTATTGCTGTTGTTGGAGCAAATTGAAATGAACTGTTCCCTGAAGGGACAACTACAGATGCTATATATGATGAAGTTACTAAAGTATCTGTGTCTATACCAGTAAATGAACTATAGGTTCCTAAAGCATTAGTACTCGAACCTGAGTAGAATCCATCATTGTCTCTAACTGTCTCTATAGTAAAATAAGCAGATGAAGATAACGGATTAACTAAAGAAAATGTTTTAGTACCTGAAAGTGCTTCTGTTGGTGTTCCTGCTCCTGATAATGCTTCTGCTGAATATGAGGCCATATTAATTTATTTTGTTTATAAATATTGGATTAAACATTCAACTTGTACCCACCAAATAATCTCATATATGTGGTCATTTTAGTACCATTTCCATCTTTAAATTCATAACCACTACTAAAAAACTTACGAACATTCCCAGCACCTGCTAAATGAGCTGCAGCTAAAACTCCTGATTTGGTAATGTATACTCCATGAACTGTTTTACCCTCGTATCTAGCGATTATTCTTTTTAAATTTGAATAATTATGTTCAAGTAAATCCTGCATTGCTTCTTCTTGTAAGTTAGGATTATTTAAAAATTCTTCTTTAGTTACTTTATAACCTAAAGTCTTTAATGTTGCTTTTCCAAATTGGTATCTACCCATATATCCATACCGGTTTACTCTGGTGTAATCATTATTGGATTCAAAATTACCTATTTTACCTAGGAATGCATCGTGCCCTTTAAAACTAACTCCAAAATCATCAGTTAAAATAGGAGAGGTTGTATAATGTATTATAGGTTTTTGTTCTGCCTTTTTAGTGGGTTTAAAAGTAATAAATAACTTATTAGTAGACGCCATACTAAAATATATGACAATGCTAAGTATAATTGTTAAACTATATTTTTTCATAATTAAAAATTTTTAAGAAAGTTACCCTTAATTGGTTTTGATTTTAGCTTCTCAGCTTTTTCATCATTTTTAAGTATTTTATCTGTAAGTTTTTCTAAATGTCTTGACTTCTGTTTTTCATAATCTTTAACTATTTTATTGTGTTTTTTTGAGTATGATTTTCCTTTTCTCATATTCTTGAAATATATTGGTTAACATCATCTTCGTCTTCATCAGTTAGTCCTAATTCTTTTAAACGCTGTAAATGGTAATCATCAACTTCCCATTCTATTTTTTCACTGGTACCAGTATGTTCTCGTTGGGTTTCTATTTGTTGTTCATCTTTTTTATTAAAGATATCCCCTACGGTCAAAAAATAATGGTTATAACAAAGTAACTGAATATTATCTAAGGAGTAGTTATTGCTGTTTTTATCCTTAAAGTGAAGTAACAGGGGTATTTTATAATCCAATACCCTACGTTCTTTAAAACTACATACAGCGCATTCCTCTGATAAATATCCCTCTTCTATCATTTTATACTTAAGTTTGTTGGGATCGAAGTGAGAAGCTGCGATTCTACCCTCAATTATTTCAATCATGGGTGGTTCTTTCTTAGCACTTTTTAAAAATTTAGGGATACCTTTACCAGATTGGTTTTTGTGGCTATCAAATAACCCATACATTTTAGCATATCTCTTGTAATGTTGGTAAGAGACATGTAAGTACCTAGCAGCGGCCATGTTAGACTTAGTCTTAGCTTGAGCGGCCACTATCTGTTCTTTAGATAATGGTTTTGGTAAAGGCATGGTTAAAATTCTTCTTCGGGAGAATTATTAATGATTTTAAAAGGACCTTGGAGATCTCTTTCTCCTTCATCATTTTCTTTTTTAATGCTTTTAATATTATTATAAGCTAATTCTTCCTGTTCAGTATGTTTTAAATACTCATTTTCTTCCATAATAACAGTTTCAGTCCATGAATGATCACCTTGACCCATTTGTACAGGCAAAGCACGTTTTTTTCCTACTAGATTTAAATCATCTGAACAACTAACACAAAAATCATACCCATATTGGGTTTTTCTAAGTTCAGGCATATCACCTTGACACTTAGAGCATGGAATCATTTTCACTTGATTTGAAGTTTTTACAGTCTGTAGCATAAATATATAACCTTTAAAAATTTTTCCTAAATATACGAAAAAATATTCAGGCAGCCAAACTATTTAAACATAAATTCACTAGTATCAAATAAATATTGCGAACCTTCTATATGACTTTGGTTAATATCAACTAAATTATTAACTTCAATATCAAAACATCCTATATTATATTTTCCTTTAGGATCATCTTCCCCATTAACTAAATTAGAAAAAATTTGATTAGATTGTGTTATAAATTGGTTAACAGAAGGTGTTTTAAAATCCTTAACTAATTTACTCATATTAGTTGCAATAACAATATCATCACTATTATCATAATCCTCTAATAAAATAAATTTATCACTTAATTTATTACTTTCATTAAACCTATGTTTTACTTCATTCCATTTATCATTATCATAATTCCACCTATGATTACTATAATAGTAATAATTAAAGTTTACTTTTCTACACAGTTCATCTAAAACATGTTTATCATTAATTATTATTTTATTAAAATAAGGTTCAATAAATTCTAATATATAAAAATTAGGTACACTATCAATGTTAATAATTAAAGATGAATTATACTGGGGTTGGTAATGGTGGCCAAAGAATCCCCATTTTCTAATAAAGCGTTTTAATTCTTCTCGATCAGCTAAAGATTGCCATTCATTATTTATTTCAATTTGTTCATCGTCTTTTTTATACCAACCTGCTCCCCTTGAAGAAACACAAGTATAATGATAAACATGGGCATTCCAAGTTTCTAAAGCATCTAATTTAGTTGCTCCTATTCTAATAATAAAATCAGAATCTTCTCTTGAGCATCTAAATCTTGTATCAAAACCACCTAATGTTTTAAAATAAGTTTCCTTATACATTCCAAATGGGGCAAAATGACCCCAAATCATAGGTCTATTTTCTTTTTGTAATTCCTTAGAAAACTCCATGAATTCATCCCATTTAAATTCATCAGGTGTTAAACCAAAACTTTTAGTAATTTTTTCAGGTGATTCTGGATGTACTGGGGGTTCTATTCTGGCTATAGTAATTATAGCATTTTTATTTTCATTTAAGGCTTCTAAGAAGTAATGGTCAAATTTATTTCCAGCAACCATATCAGCTTGTAGGTAGACAACTATATCATTTTTAGCATGTGAAAATAAAATAGAAATATTTCTTTGATATCCTATTCTATCACCCTCATTTTTATAAATTTTAAGATCTAGTTTTGGGTTTAATTTTTTATAATCTAGAAAAGCTTCATATTGATTTTGATTATCAGAATCTATTAAGATTAATACTTCATGCTTTTCATATTCAGTATTAACTACTAAGCTATCTAGTAGCCCTAATACATAATGTTTTTCATTATTACAAGCAGTAATGCAGAAACTAATGGGTTTTATCATAAACTTGTTTTATTGCTTTTTCTAATCCTATTAAGGGTAAATCTAAATTTTGTATCTTTCCCACATACGGTTCACCCATTTTGGGGTTTTCTATTTTAATGGCACATTTATAATCTGAAAGGTTATTGATTAAGTGGGCTATACTTAGTAAAGTGTAAGGTTGAGAATAACAACTATCAATTTCTTTTACCTTAGGATTTTCTATAACATATTTTACTAAAGAAACTAAATCATCCATATAAATAAAATCCATAAACTTATTTTGATGGATAACCAAAGATTCTTTATTTTTATATTTTTTAATATTTGCTTTGATAAATCTAGTATCTAATTCATTTTCATCAAACACCCCAAATATTCTTATATTATTAAATTTAGGTTCATTTTGGACTATTCTACGTATTATATTTTTACTTAGACCATAAGGATCAATAGGATAACCAAGCTCAGCCCCCGAACCAAAACTAATTAATTGGTTAAATTTATCTTGGTTGTATAATAAATTATAAAACATAGATAAATTTTGAAAAAATACTTTTTCATCATCTTGTTTTAATCTACTTCCACCTAATATAGCAGTATGTAATACTACATCAAAATATTTATCTTGAAACCAATTATTAGTAGCTTCTCTATTTGATAAATCAAAATCTGATCTAGTGATAGAGGTAATTTCATAGCCCGTAAGTTTATTTATTAAGCTACGAGCTATGTAACCATTTCCTCCTGTAATTAGAATTTTCAACGTTTAATAACTGTTTTATTTTGCGTAATTGGGGTAGCGCTATGGTTGGGATTATTATAATAATCTCTATCTAATTCATATTTCCATTTTTTATCACCCAATAACTTTTCCAATTCTTCATCCTTAATTTCATAAAAGTTTTCTTCAGCAGGAAAGATTCCTTCTCTAACTTCATGGACATAATCTTTAAGAGCATCAGTCATTATTTGTCCTGCTTCGCAATATCTTTTTACAAATTTAGACTTAAATTCCCAAAATAATCCCATCAAATCATGGAATATAACTAATTGACCATCTACCTCATTTCCGCCACCAATACCAAATACTGGGATATCTAATTCTTTAGCGATCATACCTGCTGGTTCTTTGGGCATTGCTTCTAGCAATAAAGCAGAACATCCCGCTTCTTGTAATTGTAAAGCTTGTTTTAATACTACTTCCGCTTGTTTAGCGGTTTTACCTTGTACTTTATAACCACCTAATTTAGCTCTAGTATGTGGTGTTAAACCTAAATGGCTCATCACCATTATTCCTGAATCGCAAATTGCTTTAATCCTATCAGTTTGGGCTCCCTCTACTTTAACCATATCCATCCCTGCAGTAATAAATCTACCTGCATTTTCAATTGCTACTTGGTTTGAAGGTTGGTATGACATATAGGGCATATCCCCAATTAGTAAAGCATCATCTGCTCCCCTACTTACTGCTTCACAGTGTCTAATCATATCATCCATGGTTACAGGGATTGTTGTTTTATACCCTAATGTAGTCATTCCCAATGAATCACCTACTAGAATACAATCAACCCCAGAAGCATCCGCTATTCTTGACTGAGGGTAATCATAGGCAGTTACCATTACTGATGTGACTCCTTCTTTTTTATTTTTGTTTAAAGTTAGAATAGTTTTTTTCGTTTTACTATCTGCTGGCATAATTTTTAATTTTTATATTAATTTTTATTTATTTTAAAGTTACCCACCCCTGAGAATTATCTCTTCTAGGGATCATATCAATTACCATATTATTTTCAATTTCTTCATCCTTTAAATAGGGGGACATATCTTCTAAAGGATTACCAAATTCTAATTTAGGTAATAACTTCTGTTCCTTATCTATTATAACATCTACTAATATACTACCTTCTTCTTGCATAGCCAAATTAATTACTTCCTTATAGTTTTCTTTAGTAGCCCGTACAGCTTTGATTCCAAATGCTTCAGCTACTTTAACAAAATCTGGGGCAGAATAATCTTTATTATCAGTAGCAGTATACCTAGAACCAAAGTATGAATCTTGGAATTGTTTTATAATGCCATAACAATTATTATTCATAATGAATATTTTGATGGGTAAATTATAATGTTTCACAGTTTGTAATTCCTGCAAATTCATCTGAAATCCTCCATCACCATCAATACAAATTACAGGTCCTTTATTTGCAATAGCAGCTCCAATAGCGGAAGGTAAACCATAACCCATGGATGAATTTCCAAAATTAGAATATATTTTTTGTGTACCTTTAATTTTAATAGATTGCATTGACCAAACTAAATTTCCTCCCTCATCTGGGATTATGGTAGCATTATTAGGGATGTGTTGGTTTAATTCTTCTAAAAATTCATATGAAGTTAAAATATTATTTTTTAATGGGCGTATTTCTTTATAGTTTTTATATTGGTCAATATATTTAAACCAATCATCATGTAATTGTACTTCTTCAACCCTATCTAATAAATTTAAAATAAACCATTTAGAATCACTTACTATGGGTAAATCGATCTTTAATCCTCTATCTTTATAAACCTCATTAGCATCTATATCAACCATTATTTTATATGAATCTCTTGAAAATGTAGACAAATCACCCCCAGTTTGTCTAGTATCTAATCTAGATCCTATTGAAATAAGTAAGTCACAATTTTGGACTGCAAAATTACCTCCTCTACTACCATACACTCCAATATCTCCTATAAATAAAGGATGGTCATGGGGTAAAATATCAAACCCACCCCAAGAGACTACAAATGGAATTTGTAATTTTTCTACTAAACTTTTAATCTCATCCCCAGCTTTTCCTAATTTAATCCCTTGTCCTAAAAGTAATAATGGTCTTTTACTTTTTTCTAATTTATTTAATATAATATTAATTTCATTGTTTAAATTAGGTTGTATTTTAACTTCTTCAAAAGAATCAAATGTAAAATATTCTAAAGTTGAATTTTGAATATCTAAAGGTAAATCAATTAAGCTAGGACCAGGACGATTTTCAAAACATTTATTAATAGCAGTTTTCAAAGTATCCTCAAATAACTCCGCTTTAGAAACTTTAGATGAAAATTTAGTAAAATGTTTAAAGGATTCAGCAACGGGCATTTCTTGGAATCCTACTTGACGAGGTTGGGTGAATATTGAATCTAAAGATTCATAAGTACTAACTTGCCCTGTTATGAATAAACAAGGAATAGACTCATACCAACACCCACAAATCCCATTCAGTAAATTTTGAGCCCCAGGACCACTAGTACTTAATACTACACCCATTTTACCGGATGTTCGATAGTAACTTTCGGCGGCCATTGCTGCAGATTGTTCATGTTGGAAACAATAATATTTTATTCCTTTTTTTCTTCCAATATAATCCACTGTTGGGGCAATTGCTCCACCAGTTACTAAGAAAAAAGTATCAATTTTGTTGTAAACGAGATAATCTATAAGACATTCTAAAACTTTCTTTTTATTTACCATATAAAATTATTTATGTAATAAGTTATAATGTGGGGTAGTTCTTTATCAAATATCGATTTAGGTTCCCATCCTAAGTCTCTTAATTTGTTATCATTTAGGGCATATCTAACATCTTGTCCTTGTCTAGAAAAGGATAAATCCAGATAATCTTTTACATTAACTTTTTTACCATAATATAATTTAATAAGCTTAACTACAGTATCCAAATTAGATTGTTCAAATCCTCCACAAATATTATAAATTTCATTCTGTGTCCCTTTTTCAATAATAGTCATTACTGCTTCTGCTGTATCGGCAGCATGTAGCCAATTGCGAATAGGGGTTCCATTATTATGAAGTGGGATTTTTTTCCCTAATTTAAGATATTTAATTGATTTAGGGATTAGCTTTTCTACATATTGGCCCACACCATAATTGTTAGTAGGTCTGATGATAATATAAGGAATATTATAAGTTCTACCCCAAGCCATAACTAACATATCAGCTGCTGCCTTGGTTGCTGAGTATGGGTTAGAAGGTTTTAATGTATCAGTTTCAATATGTTCTCCTTCTGTTATGTCTCCATATACCTCATCGGTTGAAAAATGGAGTAAAGTGGGTTTCGATTTCCCTTCTGCTCTGTAATTTTTGATCAATTCAAGGAGATGATGAACTCCGTTTATATTAGAATGTAAAAATTCTTCATTTTTAATAATAGAGTTACCTACATGAGTTTCGGCAGCACTATTAATTATATAATCACATTCATATAAAAATTCTAAATCATTGATATCTTTTTCTTCAAATGTAAAATTAGAATAATCTAAAAATTCATCTAATAAATTAGGATTAGAAGCATAAGTCATTTTATCTACCCCTCTTACGTACCATCCAGCTTTAAGGCAAGCTCTAGTTACATAACTACCTATAAATCCTAAACAACCAGTTACATATACTATTTTTTTATTCATATTTAAACTTTATTATCAATATTAAACCATTCTTTAGGATAGTAATTACCATTTATGTGGGACCAGGGACTATAAGGTTTTAAATAATTAGTAGGACAATATACTTTTTTATGTTTATTTTTATTTTTAAAAGCAGCCCATAAACTATAAGAACTATTTGCTATAATATTATGGTCACATAAACTCATTAATACTAAATCAACATAATCAATCCCGGGGTCTATAAAAGTAACTATTTCATTTTCATCAATTAAATTTTCTCTACACCATTCTATATCGTTAGAAAAAATAACAAATTGATATTTATCTATTTCACTAAAAAAGTAATTTAAAGCTTCACCATAATATGGTGTATCCAATTGACAATAATGATTATGTTGAGGCAATAAGTAATCTCCTCTTCTTACATGTAAAGAAACCATTTCTTTACCTTCAATCTTTATTTTTTGATAAATTTTTGAAGCTGAATTTAAATGGTTTTGGTTCCAGTTCCATTTATCTATATCATTTTTATACTTAGGATACCAATAATGAAATAAATCAAATCTAAAGGTAAGGTTGTAATTGTTCCCTTTAGGTAAATTAAATAAAGATTCATCTACTAATAACTTATCATTTGGTCTTACATCTATAAAATCAGTAAAAAATTCATCTTTTTTGGTAATAATAGGAATTTCTAAGGCTTTAGCAAATTTAAATCCATATCCTCTACTTAAGCTAGATTCAGGGAATATAATTTCTAAATTATTTTCTTTGGCAATAGCGTATAAAGACGCATATTGTTGAATTTGGGAAGCAAGATTACCTGCTTCCCCTATAGTTTTAAACGTAATATAATTTGTTTTATTCAACCCCATAAAAAAAACCATCAATAGTATTACACATGTATTCTACTTGTTCATCTGTAAGTCCAGGATAAACACCTAAGAAAAATGTATCTTTTGTTGATTTAGTAGCTACTGGAAATTCATTTCTAGGATCTTTATAATCCTTAGCTATTTCCTCATATGCAGGATGAAATAATGCATTGCCTGTAAAGTAAGATCTTGTTTGGATTTTAGCCTCTTCAAAAAAGTTAATCATTTCAGTTTTAGTAAATGGAACATCATCTTTTAAAGTAACTAAGTAACCAAACCAAGAAGTATCTGCTTTTTCATGCATTTTCGGTAGGTAAACATACTTTTCATATTTTTTAAATGTATCGTATAGTTTATTAAAATTAACTTTACGTTTAGCATGCATTTCTTCTAACTTGGGTAATTGGGCTAGACCCATTGCGGCTTGCATTTCAGTTGGTTTTAAATTATAACCAATTTCATCAAAAACATATCTATGGTCATATTCTATATCTTTTTGTTTTCTAAACCATGGGGCTATTCTACTACCACAAGCCGTACCATTAATTACGTTTCCTGGTTTATTTGAGTTACAGTAACAGGCTCTTCCCCAATCTCGTAATGAAGCTAAAGCCATACGTAACATAGGCTCATTTACAGCTACAAATCCACCTTCACCCATTGTCATATGATGAGCTGGGAAGAATGAACAAGTAGAGATTTTACCAAAAGAACCTAATGGTTTTCCATCCCAAGTACTACCTAGGGCGTCACAAGTATCTTCTAAGAAAATTAAATCATATTTTTCAACTAATCCCATTAATCTATCCATATCAGGTGGATTACCTAATACATGAGCAAAAGTAATACCTTTAATAGTTTTCTTTTTATCTTTTTTCAACAATGATTCTACCTGATCTAGATTTAGATTTAGGTTGGGTAATTCCACATCTACAAAAACAGGTTCAAACCCATTTTGGATTAAAGGATTAATAGTAGTAGGAAAACAAACCACAGGAGTGATAAATTTAGATCCTTTAGGTAACCTTCCTCCCCTTTTTGTTCTTAATACAGTGGACATAAGTAAATTAGCCGAACTTCCAGAGTTAACTAATACACCATCTGTTTTGCCTAATAATTTAGAAAATTTTCTCTCAAATTCTCTACCTTTAGCCCCCAAAATAAACCATTCATCTAATAAGGTATCAACCCCATTTTTAAACTCTTGTGAATCAAAGTATGGACCAGAATATTGAACCCAATCAATTCCAGGGATCCACTTTTGGTTTTTTCTTTTTCCTTTAATGTAAGAGGTAACTAATTTTAAAATTAGCCCTTTTTTAAAATCATTTAATTTACTCATTTTTTATAATTTATTATACCAGTATGATATCATATCATCTATTAAAGATACAAAATCATGTTTAGGTTTCCAACCAGTAATTGACCTAAGTTTAGAAGAATCTCCCTTTAGATCAGTTAATTCTTCAGCTCTAAAATATTTAGGATCTATTGTTATATAATCTTTATAATCCATCCCTAATTTAGTAAAAACATAACTACATAATTGTTTAACCGAATGTGATATACCCGTAGCACATACAAAATCATCTGGGGTATCTTGTTGTAAAATTAACCACATTGCCTCAACAAAATCTTCAGCATGACCCCAATCACGAGTAGCTTCTAGGTTACCTAATGCTAATTCGTTTTTTAAGCCTTTTTTTATTTGAACTGCAGTTTTAACTACTTTATTAGTTACAAAATTTGTTCCTCTTCTAGGGGATTCATGATTAAATAAAATTCCATTTGATATAAACATACCATAAGAATTTCTATAATTTCTACAAATGTTATAAGAAAATACTTTAGCACACCCATAAGGAGAAACAGGATTCATAGGAGTAGTTTCTCGTTGAAATCCATCTTCATCAATTGAATTACCAAACATTTCAGATGAAGAAGCTTGATACATTTTAACTTTAGGGTTAGTAAGTTTTATTGCTTCTAATAGGTTTAATGTTCCTATACCGGTTGTTTGAGCTGTATAAATTGGTTGGTCAAAACTAATTCTAACATGAGATTGAGCTGCTAAATTATAAATTTCATCTGGGTTTGATAATTGGATTACTCTGATTAATGAGGATAGATCATTTAAATCCGCATATTCAAGTTTTATTTGTTTAAAGATTTTATCATCAATTCTAGCAGTTTGGTTTTCCGCTACAGAGTTTCTTTTAACAGTACCCCATACTTCATATCCTTTTCCCACTAAGAATTCCGCCAGGTAAGATCCGTCTTGACCATTAATACCTGTTATTAAAGCTACTTTACTCATTATAATATGTTCTTAATATTCCTTCTTCTAAAGGAGTAAATTTAAAATTAGGGATTAAACTTCTCATTTTTGAATTATCTACATCTTTTCTATACTGCCCGTCTAATTCAGGATTAGAAAAATTAATTTTTAGTAATGGATTAATTGAATTAATAGCTATTTCAGCCATTTCTTTGATAGAATAGTTATAATCAGGGGCAACATTGAAGCTTTCTGTAATATCATTATCTATAACCAATTTTATTATTTCAGCAAAATCTTTAGCGTACATAAATTGTCTTAATGGTTTGCCTGTACCTAATAATCCAATCTTATTATCTTTAGCATTTCTAATTTTATGGAGTAAGGCTGTAATAAAATGCATTTTATTTTCATCTTCAAAATTATCAAACTCACCATATAAATTACAGGGGATTAAATAATTGTATTTAGTCCCGTATTGTTGGTTATAAGCATCTATTTGAACTGCTAAACTACGTTTTGCATACCCATAGCTAAAATTTGTGGGTGTAGGAGGACCTAAAAACATATCTTCCTCTTTCATAGGATAATTTTCTAACTTATCTGGATAGATGCAAGTGCTAAGAACTCCTATAAATCTTTTTACTTTATATTCATGACTAACTTTAAGGATATTAGTATTCATTAAAATATTATCTTCAAAATAACCAACAGGATTAGATATATTATCTTTTATACCTCCTACTTTAGCAGCCAAATGAATTACTACATCCGGGGTATAGGACGAGATCATCCATCTGACAAATTGAATATCAGTTAAATCTCCATCTTTAGTAGACATATAAAAAGTATTAGGGCCAGGTAATATATCTTGAAGATATCTACCTACTAACCCACTCCCCCCAGTAATTAATATTCTCATTGTAGTTTTGAATAATATTCATTTTGTTTTTCTTGTCTGTCTATGGTTTTGCGATGATATAGAGCCATATCCTCTATATCAGGTAAAGGGGCATAAGTTTTAAAACCATCTAGTCTTTCATGGACTTTATTAACCCATTTTATTTCTGGTTTGTTTTTCCATATTCTCCACTGGTAGTCTGGCCAGTTAACCCATTCATTTTCATTTATTCTCCACCCCCATTCAAAAATATGTCTTTCAGTTAATCCATCTACTATATTTACTCTAGGTACTAAATAAACTTCATTATCAGGATTAGATTCTAATATAGTAGGTAAATTATTCATTAATAATTGATTAGGGATTTCATCTGCATCTATTTGAAAAATATAATCCCCAGAACAATATTCGGTTAATTTATTTTTCCAATTAGCAAAATGACCCTCAAAAAAGCCCCTCCAAAATTGAATATTAGGAAATTTATTTAGTTTGGTTAACCAATTTGCTATTTCTTCTGTTCCATTTTTCTGGTCAAAAAGTATAACAATTTCATCTTGTTGTCTTTTATTTTCTCTAAGAAAATTAATTAATGTTTGTATTTCTACAAACTCATTGCAAACAGTAACAGCGTAACTTATTTTCATTTTTTATTCTGGTAATATTCCAATATAGGATAATGCTTCTATATAATCACGTTCATTAAAATGTTTAAGGGTTTTCATATCTGTTATATAACCCTTTTCTTTATCTTCAATAGACTTAACTCCAGCCCATTTCCAATCACTACTATCAGCACCATTAGCAAATACCATTCCCTTCTCTTTTATATTTATTGTATTAGGAAGCCATATTAAATCAGTTTCTGGGTCTGTCCAAGCTAAGTCTTTATATAATTCAGGTAAGGCAGCTAATTGTTCTTTATAAAATTCAGAACCTTCCTTCATTAGGGTATTAGTCCAAAACCCACAAGATAAACTCATATAATTAGTTATATCTTTGGTAACTTCTGTTTTATAACATAAATCACCCCCTGATTTTGGGCAGTTTATAATTTCATCATAACTCATATTATACTTTTTTTAATTGGGGTAAAGAAATTTTTTGATTTGGTATGTTTAATTCTATTTGTTTAGGAAAATGTGGTAGGTTATCTTCTAAAATAGTATCTATTAAATTTTTCATAGCATCAAAACTAAAAGCTTCTTGGGCATACTTAATTTGTTTTTTAGATTCTTTAGAAGCTCTAGAATAGTTTTTAAATAAAGAATCCCACGCATTACCCACTTCAATATCATTAGGTTTAAACCATTTAGATTCCTTAGTTAACCATTTATTAGCAGCACTTTCATGAACAGATTCTAATTCTCCAGATACAAATAAATTAGCTCTAGGATGTAGAAAGTCTAAATGCCCCGACCAATAAGAAGCCATAATTGGTTTTCCTGTTAGAGAAAATTCTAATAAAGGCCTTCCAAATCCTTCTCCTTTAGTTAAAGATGTCATTACTTTTACTTTAGGATGGTTATAAAGCTCATTCATTTCCTGGTTAGTTAAATCTCCATTAAGAAGGTAAATATTAGGAAGTTTTTTAGCTTTAACTGATTTTTTTAATCTATTAATTCTATTTAAAATTTCTTCTCTGCTAATATAAGACGATACTCCTACAGAACATTTTAAAATAAGAGCTGGTGGGGATGGGGAATTTTTAAATACTTCTAGAAAAGATTTGATAGTGTAAGATATATTTTTTCTATCATGACCAAAATCACCTTGCATCCAATGCCCTACAACTAGAAAACAAAAACTTTCTTTAATATCATCCAAATTAATGGTTGTTATTTCTTTTGGGGAGATTTTTTTATATACATCTAAATCTGCTCCCTCAAATACCACAGCAATAGGCTTTTCTAATTTTAATTCTCCAAGTGGCTTATTAGTATCTTTTTCTGTTTTTTCGTATTTTGTATTAAGAAAAGTTGATTTAGCATGGACAGAAGAAACCCAATTCATATCCATTTTATTCATTCCTTCAAGCCAATCTGGTTGGCATCTGGTGGATTCGATCCCTGCAGTACATCCTATGTTATATTTCCCTACAGGTTGGAATTCATTAGGGATTGTAACTTGCATCCAAATATCAGGTTGTGGTTTTTGTCCCATTTCTTGTGGGTGTATAGAATAATCTAACAAAAATTCCCATTCAGGGTGATCTTCACAAAATCCCCAACTTGTACTCCCCCATCTTTGGCTAACTAATTCAACCTCATATTTATCTAATTCAATAATAGCTTTAACTAAGTCTCTAGCTCTTGCTCCATACCCACTGTAGGTATCAAAAGGGCATGATATTACAAATCTTGGTTTGCTCATAACTTTTAATATATAATATTATGTTTTAAAAATCTACCTCTAAATTCCGTAGCATTTATAATTTCATATTTTTCTCTAGGCTTCCAGGTTCTAAATAACTCATCAAAGGCTTCCATTACCCTTTGAGCTTGGTGTTTGGATGTAAATCCAGCCTCATCAGAAACAGCCCATTCTCTACCTTTTAATCCTGCTAATTTTCTTTCCTCAGGACCCATTTCATATAATTTTTTTAATTGTTCTACAACATCTTCCCAATTACATCTATCATCAAATATGTAGGGGGTTGGGGGAGAACCTTGAATGGATCTACTAGAGGGATAAACAGGAAAAACCCATTCTCCATGTTTAGTAAAAGTTTTTCTATGATTAGAAGGAATTTCTCTACTTGGGGTAAACCAATTACCATCTTTATCCTCAAATCTCATTTGATCTTGCATACCCCCTGTAACATTTGCAATAAATGGAGTTCCCGTTAACATAGCTTCTGTAATGGTTAGTCCCCATCCTTCATTACTGGTTAATAATATTTGGGCATCAGCTATATTGTATAGAATATTTAGTTGTTCTATAGGTAATTTAGTAGTTGAAAAAATAAGTTGATCAGGATAATCTTCTTCCAAAAAATATTCCCTTACCACTTCCAAATCAGTACCAGCATTACTTACAGTCTCAGTATGAAGTATTAAATAACATTGTAATGCTTCTTCTTTTGGTAATGAATCCAAAAATACCCTAAAAGATAATATAGTATCCTGAATTTGTTTTCTTCTAATATTTCTAGAATTAAAAAATAAAACAAATTTAGGGTTTTTACCTTTAAATAAGTTATTTTTCATTTTTTGAAGTTCTTCAAATTCTTTACTTTTTTCCTGGATTGGGAAATAAAATTTTTCGTTTAACCCATGAGGCACATATTTTAAAACTTTATCATCAGCTTTTTCGTCTAATACTATTTCATTAATTAATTTTGTTTGTTTAGAAATAGACATTAATAAATCACAAGCCTCATAATAAGGTCTATTGTACATAGGAGCAGGAAAATCATCCCATATGTTTAAATAAGTAATTGGAATTTTTTTTCTAATTTCACTTTCAATTTGAAATAACCAAACAAAATACCTAGGATCTGTTATTACCATTATGGCATCTGGTTTTTCTATGCTAAGTATTTGTCTTAAAATGTTAGCATCTCCATATCCATTTTTAGGGTATATAATACAACTGGCATCTATTATTCCTAATTTACTGTTTATATCATTTGATATTTCTAATCTCTTACCAACTTCAGGGTGTTTAATAGCTCCTGCTATGTTAACCCAATTAAAATGATGGGAGGTATGAATAACTATTTCTCTAGCAACCGTAGCAACCCCAGAGTGGACTCTAATATCATCACAGATTAATAAAATTTTCTTCCTTTCATTTTGAGGAAGATGGGGAAATTTTTCTTTTAGATTTTTCACAATTTATAAGTCAAGATTAAGTTGATTGGTAATTTGTTTTCTAAACTCTTCATCTGTAAGGTATAAATAAATAGCTCGATCAGCAAGTTTTTGAAATGAAAACTTTCTTTTTACACATTCAATCTTAAAATTCTCGAATAAATCGCTTTGGATTTTAACACTTGTAAGTGTCATATCTTTTTTTGCGCTCATAATCTTTATTTTAATAACATTATTTTTATATATATAAATATCAGTAAATTATTCCCTCACCACATCTTTCTTTATCCTCTTTAAAAGGACAAAACATACAATTCCATTTAGAAACTAACTTGGGATATTCTTGTTCTTTAATTTCTCCATTAGAGTTAAATGCTTCTTTTATAAAATTATTTATTGCCTTGGTAGCTCTTCCTAATTTTATTTTCCCACTAGGTGGTGAAAACACTTGCACTCTATATGCTTGATGGGGAGATATCATTTTTTCATCATCCCAATCTAATACTTTTCTTTTAACAATAAAAAATTCAACATCAATGTTACTTAAAGGAATACCATATTGTTCACTAAAAAACTGCTTATATAAGAGTAATTGGAATTGTTTATCTTCATTTTTTTTATCTCTTTGATTCCAACCCTTAGTACTAGTTTTAATATCGATTATCTTAAATGTCTGAGTAGGTTCATGGTACATTACAACATCTAAAAATCCTGTATATAATATGTTATTATACATTTTATTTGGTGGAATTACTATAGGCAATTCACAACCAACTAGATACCAACCTCTTTTAGTAAAATATCTATTTCTTTTCTTTTTAAACCAATTTAAGATACTCACTCCATCTTCAAAAAATTCCCTCATTTCTTCAGCTGATGAAAAATGTTGTTCATTATTCTTTTTATATTGCTTTTTGTATTCACCTATAAATTTATCCTGGAAGTATTCTTCTAGATTAATTCTATCAGCATTAGCTCCACTTGTTTCAAACATTGTATCTAAATAATGTTGTAGTGTTTCGTGGATGGCAGTACCAAAAACAGTATGGATTGAAGAGGTAAATGCCTTTATTTTATCTTTATATTGGAGTTTCCAACGATGGGGACACCCACGAAATATAGACATTTGCGAATAAGAGATATTTTTTTGATAAGCAAAATTTATCTCTTGTGGAGGATTACTTCTAATCTCCCTTATTATTTTAGGGATTTTTTTAGCCAAAATTTATTTTTTCCATTTATCACGTCCTACTAACATACCAATTATTCCATAATTAGCTATATCAATAAACGTATCTTCCATTCCTTCTCCTTTAACAAAATTTTTACCATTAGTAAGTAAATTTCTTAATCTACTAATTTTATCAGTTAATCTAATGCAAAGGCCTGTAAGTGAAAAATTTTTATCTACTTCATTAGTTAAATCCCCTCCTAGGGCAATATTATTTAAACCATAATCCATATGTTTTGCAGCAAACATTTCATACATTTCTTTTTGGATTTTTTTAAACTCATCTGATAATTCAGGATATTCAGATTCAAATATTTTTATAGTATTTGATGGTTCAGGCATACTATACATACCTGAATAGCCTTTAGAATTCATAATATCTCTATCACTCATATTATCCCAATGTTTACTTATGGTATCACTCATTTATTAATTCTTGGGTTGTTCCATAAAAATATTTAGATAATGCTGATAATCTATCGTCAGCATCTACTAACATTGCCAAAGCTTCTTCTGCATTTTTATAAAAATCTCCAGTAGAATGATCACCAATACCTGTAGCATGGTTTCCTAATAATTCTAAAGATAATAAGGCTTTTGCTTTATCTGCTTCTGCAGATGTTTTTAACATTTGATAAAGTTCTTTTGTCATTTTATTAATTGTTTTATTTCTTTTTGTTCTAAACCTCTATTTGATAATATACGACTAATTTCTTGTTTATCCAATATTTTTAAATAATCTTTAATTTCTCTAGTTGATAAATTAAAATGATCTTTTAGTATTAAAACTAGTTCTTTATTTGGTTCTTTATTTGTTGATTTGATATATTTGTTCCATTTATTATTTTTTGGAATAAATTCTCTATAAACATTATAAATCATTTTCTTTTCTTGAGGGGGTAATTCTTGCACATAATTTACTACCTCAATAAATTCTCTATTCATAGAAATAAATCTATGAATCATATAAGAATTGAAACTTTCCCAATCTTTATCTGTAAATTTTTCTATTGGGGTTTTATATTGATTTATATGTTTTAACCAATCAAATAAGTTCATCTGCTAATTCTTCTCTTAAATCTTTAGGTACTGAATCTGTTAGAATTTTTTTAGTTTCAGGATCAAAAAATACAGGAATAGGTAACAGAGCATCTTCATCAGTTCCTGTTACAAAACGAGATACTTTACGTAAAATAACTCCTTGTACAAAGACTGAGCCTCCATTAAAATTTTTTACTTCACTTGTATTTTTTAAATCAATTTGGGGTTGTTGTAATGGTTGTTCCATGTTACTTATTATTTATTAAATTTGAAATTAATGACATACAATTGATTTCTTTATCAATTCTAAAATTAGCTTTATATTGATGATCATTTATTAGAATAGCTACTGTACCCTCTTTACCCGGTAAGTATTCAGATGACCTTTCATATAAGGATTTAAACAATTCATCAAAATCACTTACATTGGCATCTGCTATAATTTGTCTAATAACTTTAAAATCAGCTTTATTTTTTAATTCAGTAATAACTTTATCTATATAATTAGAAGATACTAGTGTTGATTGGTCTAGGCTAAGATATAAATCATTTGCACCACCATCTACAACTGATAATTGTATAATATTAATACATTTACGCAAATCAGGGTAATACTGATTAACTAAAGGTACTAAATCATTTATTTCATGTGTAATTGATTCTTTATTACAAATCCAATTTAAATGTTTAGCTACATCCTTTTTAGTTGGGGGTATAATTTTAAGTACTTGGCATCTTGATTGTAAAGGATCTATAATACGCTCTACAAAATTACATGTCATTATAAAACGTGTAGTACGCGAGAAAGTTTCAATGATATTACGTAATGAAGCCTGCGCTTGAATAGTAAGAAAATCAGCTTCATCCAAAATGACCACTTTAAGTGGTTTAAATGAAGCCACGCTTGCAAAACTTTGAACTTTATCCCTAATTGTTTCAATACCCCGTTCATCCGAGGCATTAATATAAATAGACTCACAATCAAGATTTTTAATAATGAGCTTTGCAAGAGTTGTTTTGCCTGTTCCTGCAGGTCCATAAAAGATTAAATTTTGTATATCATTCTGTTGTAAATATTTAGATATAACTTTTTTTATACTTTCATTCCCAACATAATTTTCTAACTGGTCAGGACGATATTTTTCAACCCATAAACTATTGTTCTGAGAATTCACCATATAAAGAATAACGTTTAATTGGTTTTGGTTTAACTTCTACTTCTTCAGTTGATATAGCATATAATTTGCTGCTTAAAGGTTCTAATCTATAATCACCTCTAAAACCTGTTTTATCCATATATGCTTGTAAAGTTTCTGTTATACTGAGATAAATTTTACCATTAGGCTCATCAGCTAATTGCCAACGATCCCCAGGGGGGATCCTATTGGCAATTAATATTTTATTTTCAACTGTTTTAATATTCATAATATACGAAATTATTTTACATCATCCCCATCATAGGGTCAATTTGGGGTGTTTTGTCTTCTTCTGGTTCGTTGACAACAGTGCATTCTGTTAATAAAACAGTACCAGCTACTGATGCTGCATTTTGTAATGCTGTTCTTGCTACTTTAGTTGGATCAATAATACCTGCTTCTTTCATATTAACTTTTTTAGCAGTTTTAATATTAAATCCAGTCCAAGCATCATTACC